ATATGTTTACGCAGGTAAAGATGATCCACTTGTTACTAATAAAACACATGGTGCTTTTCTTGCAGTTGATAAACAGAATGGACATGTTTGTTTGGATGTTTATGATTTCTCTGAAGAGTTAAAAACTAAAGAGAAAGAAATATTAGAAGTAAAAGATATGGTTAAGGGAGATATACCAGAAGATAGAATAGATCCAATACCACAATCTAAAACTAGTCCTAATACTAAACTAAGTGTGCAATGTAGTTACTGTGAGTACAAGAAAACTTGTTGGCCTGAGATGAGAACTTTTCTGTATTCTTATGGACCTGAGTTTCTTATCAAGGTAAAAAATAAACCTAAAGTAAAAGAGGTAGTAGATGAGCAGATCAGCTAAAGCAAAAGGCAGACTAGGTCAACAAGAGATACGTGACAAATTACTAGAGTCTTTTCCTCAGTTTGAAAAAGATGATATTAAATCTGCTATCATGGGTGATACAGGTGCAGATATACAGTTTTCTCCACAAGCTAGAAAAAGAATACCATTATCAATAGAAGTTAAAAGACGTAAGAATGAATTAAAAACTGTATATACTTACATGGAACAAGCACATAGTCATAGTTTAAGTAAAGGTGGAGAACCAGTAGTATTCTATAGATCAGATCATAGACCTTGGGTTGTAATGATAGGAGTAGAACACTACATGGATTTATTAAAAGATTGGAAAATAAATGGAAATTAAGAAGATGAAAATATGGGCAATGACAGAAGGTCCATATCACTATACAGATTTACCACCTGAAGATATTGAAGAGTATCCTCATATAGGTGAACTAGAATGGTTTGCTGTTTGTAAAGTAGAAGTAGACGGCAGGCTTATAGATCATGAGTTTTTCTTTGAGACTCTTGATCAAGTATATCAATGGAAGAACTATTTTGACAACAACATGGAGGCATTAGAAATAGATATGAGGGATAGTAATTATACAGGACTTTTATCATGAGTAAAACAGCAGTAGTATACACATGCGCTCATGCAGATCCAGAGGTATCTAATGAGAGATTTACTTGGTTAGGTGAAATGATATATGATATTAAACCTGATTATGTAATTGATCTTGGAGATGGAGCAGACATGAGATCACTAAACAGTTACGATACAAAGTACCCTACTGCAATAGCATCACAAAACTATGAAAAAGATATTAATAGTTATAACGATTCTCAAGAACGTATTAGATATAAGTTTAAAAAGATGAAGAGAAAAAGACCTGCTTTCTTTGGAGCAGAGGGTAATCATGAGCATAGAATAAAAAAGGCTGTGGGTTTTGATCCTAGACTAGAGGGTTTAAAATATGGTATTAGTTTTAGTCACCTCCAAACTAAAACTTGGTTTGATGAATATTATGAATACAAAAACTCAGCACCAGATGTATTTACAAAAGATGGTGTATCTTATGCACACTACATAGCAACTGGTGCATATGGTACTGCTATGTCAGGTGAACATCATGCTTATAGTTTAATTAAGAAAAGACACTCTTCTACTACTGTAGGACATAGTCACAGAAGACATCTTTACTTTAAAGATGATGCATTTCCTAGCCCATCTATAGGATTAGTAGCAGGTTGTTTTAAAGGTGGTCAAGAGGGGTGGGCAGGACAAGCTAATTTAGAGTGGTGGAAAGGTGTAGTAATTAAAAGAAACATAAGTAATGGTGCATACGATCCAGAATTTGTTTCATTAGAAAGATTAAAAGCTGAATATGGCAGTTGACATTTAATAATATTTAAGTATAACTAGGGGTTCTTGTTATGAAGTATGAAGTTGTAATAAACATAAACGTAGATGATGACTCTAACATGTTAGAAGTAGGGGACACATCTAATATAGATACTATTACTAATATAATAGAGTCTGCTCTTTATGATGTGGATGACCTAGAGATTGAAGATATAGACGTGGTAAGGAGAAGAGATTGAAAGTTAAAACATATTGTGAAGAAGTAGAAAAATTAATTATTACATCAGGTAATATTAGATTGATAGAAAATACTCTAGGTTTAGTTGGAGAAGCTGGAGAAGTTGCAGAAAAAATAAAGAAACATTTTAGAGATGAAAATTATTCACAAGAAGATATTGTTAAAGAGCTTGGTGATGTTTTGTTTTACGTTACTGCTTTGGCTAACCATATAGGTTCTGATTTACAAACTGTAATGAATACAAATATTAGTAAACTACAAGATAGATTAAACAGAAATAAAATACAAGGATCAGGAGATAATAGATGAGTAATGCACTACCAACAGATTACCAAAACTTTATTGCAACATCAAGATACGCACGTTGGCTAGATGATGAGGGTAGAAGAGAAACGTGGAGTGAAACTGTTACTAGATATGTAGATTACATGGCTGAAAAGGTTGGTCTAGATGACAAAGATAGTAACGATATATGGGCAGCTATACATAACCTAGATGTTATGCCATCTATGAGAGCTTTAATGACTGCAGGTAAAGCTTTAGATAGAGATAATACAGCAGGTTATAACTGTAGTTACTTACCAGTAGATGACATAAAAGCTTTTGATGAAGCTATGTACATATTACTATGTGGTACTGGTGTAGGGTTCTCAGTTGAAAGACAGTATGTAGATAAGCTACCAGAAGTACCTGAAGTATTATCTGAAAGTCAAACTACTATTGTCGTTAGAGATAGTAAAGAGGGTTGGGCAAGAGCATTCCGTATGCTTATTGCATTACTGTATGCAGGTGAAATACCAAGCTATGACGTTAGTTTAATTAGACCTGCAGGTGCTAGACTAAAAACATTTGGTGGTAGAGCATCAGGTCCTGCTCCTCTTGTTGATCTGTTTAAGTTTACTATTAATATGTTTAAAGAAGCAAAAGGTAGAAAGCTATCTAGCTATGATTGTCACAGTATCATGTGTAAAGTTGGTGAGATTGTAGTAGTAGGTGGTGTTAGAAGATCAGCCATGATTAGTTTATCTAACCTATCTGATATTAGAATGCGTCATGCTAAGACTGGTCAATGGTGGGAAACTGCACCACATATGGCATTGTCTAATAATTCTGTGGTCTATACAGATAAGCCTGACTCTGAAACATTCTTACGAGAGTGGACTTCATTAGTAGAATCTAAGTCAGGTGAAAGAGGTATCTTCAATAGAGTATCTGCTAAGAAACAAGCTGCAAAGAATGAAAGAAGAGATCCTAACTATGACTTTGGTACTAACCCTTGTAGTGAAATAATACTAAGACCTTATCAATTCTGTAACTTAACAGAGGTAGTGGTAAAAGAAGGTGATAGCGATAAAGATATAAAGAATAAAATTAGACTTGCTACTATACTAGGAACAGCTCAAGCTACACTTACAGACTTTCCATACCTAAGAAAAATATGGAGAAACAATACTGAAGAAGAAAGATTACTTGGAGTAAGTCTTACAGGTATTATGGATAACATACATACTAATTGTTACCTAGTTGATATGGATAAAAGATTACCAAGATTTAAACAAGTAGCTATTGATACTAATAAAAAGTATGCTAAAGAGTTTGGTATACAAGAAAGCACTGCTATTACTTGTGTTAAACCTAGTGGTACAGTATCACAGTTATGTGACTCAGCAAGTGGTATTCATGCCAGACATTCTAAGTATTATATAAGAACAGTGCGTGGTGATAACAAAGATCCATTAACAAAGTTTATGATAGATCAAGGTGTGCCTAGTGAACCATGTGTAATGAAACCTGATACTACTACAGTATTTAGCTTTCCTATGAAATCACCTAAAGGTTCTAGAGTTAGAGATGAACTATCTGCTATAGATCAGTTAAACATCTGGTTAATATATCAAGAGCATTGGTGTGAGCATAAACCATCTATTACTGTTACTGTTAAAGAAAATGAGTGGCTAGACGTAGGTGCATTTGTATTCAAGCACTTTGACAAAATGTCAGGTGTGTCTTTCTTACCACACTCTGATCATGTTTATCAGCAAGCACCTTATCAAGAGTGTACAAAAGATGAATATGATGATATGCTTTCTAAAATGAATACTAGAATTAACTGGTCTAAGTTAAGAGAGTATGAGATGATCGATACCACATCAGGCAGTCAAACTATGGCTTGTAGTGGTGACTCATGTGAGATTGTAGATATAGGAGTATAATATGGTTACAATACATGCTAAAGATACTTGTTCTATGTGTGGTAATTATTTAGATGATGATCTAAACTGCCCTGAATGTGAGATCTGCAATCCTACAATGGGTGGTTATCTTGACGATAAAGGTGGTGAAATATTTACAGGAGAATATGGAGTTATGGGAAATGATCCGGTCAATAATCCTAAGCATTATAACAGAGGTAATTTAGAATGTATTGAAGCTATAGAAGCTATGACAGAAAAAATGTCTGGCGATATAGCACCACATGCTGCAAACGTATTAAAGTATTTGTGGAGATGTGAGTATAAGAATGGTCTTCAAGACATTGATAAAGCACTATGGTATTTAAATAGACTTAAAAATAGGTGGATAGAAAGAGATGAAGTGGAAAAATTTAGAACAGGAAGCTAAAAATTTTCGTAGACTACGACTAGTAAAACCTACTAGAAAAGCAAAACCCTTAACAACTAGACGTTATCTTGCAGGACAAGCAATGTCAGGTCTAATTGCTAAGGGTAAAACAAATAAAGTAGAAGTAGCTAAAGAGTCTTATGAGTGGGCAGATAATTTATTAGATCAAGAGGATTAATTTAACATTAAATCTCCAAAAAATATGTCATCATAATTATCTACAAGAGCTTTAATTCTTAATAGTGTAGGAACAGCATCAGGATCATCAAGCATGTCTTCAAGATCCTGATCTATTTCTAAAAAGTTCATAACCTTTTTAAGTTTATCTTTATTTTTACTATCTAATAACATTATTAAATCATAAGCTTTAGGCATACCATCCTTAATAAATTTTCTAGTATTAGATTTTACTTCAGATGTCATCTGATCTACTATTCTTCGCCTTTGATCTAAAGGTAACTCAAAAAAGTTAGGGTGTCTGTTTAAGTATTTTATAGCAGCTACTTCAAAGAAAGGTGCTGCAACTCTGTTAACTTTAGTCCGTAATTTTGGTGGTATTGTCATTCTAAATACATCAAAAAAACTTTGCGCTCCAACAGAGTTAATCATTCTCTCTACAACATCAGGAGTTCCTAGCATTCTAGTACCCAATAGTTGTTTACCTAAATCAAAAGTCTTTTGATCGCCTGTAATAGGATCAGCTCTTGATGGTAGTTCTTCTATAGGTAATAAGTTATTTATATATCTAGTAGTAGAACCTAACTCTGCCTGAGTAAAATCAGGATTCATTTCCCTATCCCTCATAAAACCTACAACAGTATTAATAGGATCAAGTGGTCTTGTAAAACCTTGTATACTTCTTTGTAAACCTGCACCTGCCATTTCAAGCATTGGATCAAAGTTACCTGTAGAAGCTTCTTTTAAAGAATAAGAAAGACTTTGTGTTATACCATCTATATCTCTGACTGCTTGACCTATTATTTGATCTATAAGTTGAGGTCCTAATAAATCCATCGGTATTTGACTCTTATCAAACTTACCATCCCTAGTTATTCCATGAGCTATTATTTGTGATATAAGTCTTATAGCTGACATAGGCCAGTCATATTTTCTATCTACAACAGATCCGTCAGGCAATAAATCTTGATTAAACTTTAATCCATTTCTAACTCTCTCTAATGCTCCACCACTACCCTGACCTTCTGCAGCAGTCAAT